AAAAGATGGGACTTTTGTCACCACAGGCCGGCCTGGAACTTTGTTGTCCGCAACGATTCCAGCAGAGGCAGATGCCGCTTTGGCAACTGTCGCACGCCTTGGCAAAACCACTCTCAACATACCGACGACCGTGAGCTGGATCGGCGAGTCCAATAGGGCCGCCGCTACTGTACTCACGGAATATTATCGTCATGCCACTCCGCATATAGCCAACACTGTCTACCCCGTAGAAATGGGCGTTCGCGCCTACCACTACGATGTTCCGAACTATGACCAGGATGCTCGGGCCAAGCTTCAAGCTTTCATGAGCCCTTTAGTCCATGGCGCTTTTGTTCCGATTCCTGACAAACAATCGGAGCAGCGCTGCGTGGAAGGGAGAATAACCTCTTTGAGAAAGGAGGAACCTCGCCCACACTCCTTCCGCGACAATTGTATGCAAGAATTCGCTGATCTTGTAGTACAAAGTGTGAACCTTGCCCCTGTCTGTTTTGATGTTGTTGCTGAGAAACAGACCAGTGCTTCACAGAGGTTATCTATTGCAAATGCGTGCCTTGCTGGCCCGCATAGAAGAGATTTGTTAAAGTGTTTCTTGAAATCTGAAGCGTATCAAAACGTGAAAGATCCTAGAAACATTTCCACTTATAATGATGCAGCTAAACTAGACATGTCTATGTTTACTCTTGCGCTCTCTGAACATTGCAAGCAGTTCCCCTGGTACGGCCCTGGCATGACACCATTACAAATTGCCAATAGAGTCGCTGAAATATGCGAAAATGCTCCATATGTGAATATCTCTGATTATCACCGTATGGACGGCACGGTAACATATGTGTTACGTCAGGTTGAGCGGATGATTTTCATGAAGGCCTTTGTAAATCATCGCACTGAGTTGAACGAACTATTGAAAAAGAATGCAGGAAACACCGGAAGATTACCCCTCGGTACCTGCTTCCAGCAAGGACCCAGCCACGGATCGGGTTGTCCGGGCACTAGCGTCTTTCAGACTCTCAGAGCCGCCTTTACGTCCTATCTCGCCTATCGGCACACGCCCCACCCTAGCGGTAGAACACGCACCCCCCGAGAATCCTTTGATGCCCTCGGTTGCCACCTTGGTGACGATGGTATCAGTAGTGCACTACCCGTTGCATCACACGTTTGGGCATCAAGCAAAGTCGGCTTGGTGCTCGAAGCACATGTGGTGCACAGAGGTGAACGTGGAGTCACATTCTTGGCACGCTACTATTCGCCAACTGTTTGGTATGGTTGTACTGACTCTATGTGTGATGTCAAAAGACAATTGTCGAAATTCCACACAACGGTCAGGCTACCTGATAATGTATCGCCTCAAACAAAGCTTGTCGAAAAAGCGATGTCGTATGTGGCAACCGATGCCAATACACCCGTTATCGGACCACTTTGCACACGCGTGCTATTGCTCTCATCCTTTGTCCCCCGACGCCTTCATGGAATCGGTAATTGGTGGAGCAGGTACGAAAAATCCGTTCAGTACCCCAACTCAAATGTTGACGGCTGGATGGATGTGGAACTTGACACTCAGTTTCCTGAGTTCGACGTCATCCGTTTCGAGAACTGGCTGGTTTCCACCGGATCGGTCTCGGAAATTCTTGACGCTCCATTGTGTGCAGAACCTGTCAATCCAACACCAACATGCGTTAGTGTCGTGGTTGACGAGGCTATACTTCCGGCATCTGAACCTCATCCAGAGCCGCAAGCTGAAGATGACACGCCCAGCGAGTGCAGCAATGCCTCCACTCGATCCCAACCGCGCCGACGGAAACGTCGCGGTCAAAACGATAAACATACGCGACGGACTGGTCAAACCTTAAATCCCCGTCCGCGTCAAAATGGCCGGCAGACCGTAATATCTCTTGCGGCGGCCCCTGCGGAAACGTAGGTACCCTACTCCAATGGCGGTGAAATGCCC